GGAGCGGCGGGTGCATCGCCAACAAAGCCAGCGCCCTCGCCCATCGGCACAACGGCCGCCCAGCATTGGCCAAGCGAGAGCCAAGCACCGCTCGCAATACCCAAGGTATCGCGCCCCGGTGCTTGACGTTCCAGCGTCACGCGCTCTCGAAGAAGCCCCGCGAGCTCGCCACTCATGAGTAGCTCTGCCCGGATAGCCGCATCCGTCGCCAGGGGCGGAGCAGTGCCGCGACGGCAGATGGCGGCCCGTTATCGGCAGCAGAATCGCGGTTGGTATACATATACGACACGAGACGGATGACGCCCTGACGAATCGCTTCGGGGATTGTGTCCCAACTTGTCGCCAAGCCGGCGGAATAAGAGACGGCGATCCGCCCGATCACGAGCTGATCGATGATCCTGACCCAGCCACGCCCCTCTGCATCAATATCCACACTGAATTGGGCGGGCGAGAGCGGCGTTGCCGTCCCGTTCACCGCCAGCGCGTTGATTTGTGCAATCGCCTGCACCGGAAGCGCCCCTAAAGGTTGCCAATCGGCCCGCGCGGTGATCTGCTCCGTCACGTTGCGCGCCACAAACATCTGGCTGCAAAAGCTCTCTGCGCGCACCAAGGCTGTTGCGATAAGGCTGGCGATGAGCGCATCATCGTCAGGGGTATCAATGCGCATAAAGCTTGTGATGTCGTCGATGGCATCACCGGTCAGCGGCACGGGGTCGCGCGTCAGCATCTGCGATCCTTTCTGGTAAATTATGGGGACATCGAGCGGGCTGCTCGGGCGATTAATAGTCGTCGGTCAATATCGAGACGACGGCGATGTCGAGCGCCACGGCGAGTGCCGTTGTGTTGTTCGAACGCCACAAACGCGGCGCAAGCGCGGTCGCGGCGGCAGGTGCCGTGGTTCCGGGGGTTGTATTTGCAAACACGCCGGAGGCTGTTGCAGCAAGGCCTGCGCTGGTAAATCGATCGACCTGCCAATTCAGGCCACCTTTATAGTCTGCCCAGAGAATGAACCGATATTGGTCGGCGTTCAGCGTGTTGGCGGGAAAGCTCGCTCCCAGATCAACCGCTGCTTGTGCCGCCGATCCCGCGCAATACAGTTTGAGATTGGTGTCCGCCGCGCCGTGCCCAACACCGATGGTATTGGTGAGCGTCGCGGGTTCAACGTTGGTCGGCGCACCCGTGTTGTTGCTCATTCCGACAAATTGGCGCGCCGCCGCAACTGTGGCGGTATCTGAACACCCAAAAACGAACGTCGCGAGGAACCCGCTGGGCGCAACGTTCGTGCCGATCAGCCAAGCGGCATTGCCATAATATTGGCCTCCCAACGAACCGGCTGTCGCAGCACTTACAAAGCCAAAGCGGCGCGCCCGCGTGAGTGGATTGATGGTGGCGATTGTCCGACCCGTTAGCGTGCCGACCGACGTCATCGCGCCAGCATCAGCGGCCAATGCCGTCACAGAGCCATTTCCGCCCGTTGACCAGACCGCAAGTCGCGATGCACCGATGAGTGGCTGTACCGCAACCAGCGAAGCCGCAGAGCCCTGCATGCCCAGCATTTCGCGCTTGGCAACGAGCTTCAGGCCATATGATACCGATCCTGCCGAAGGGGTTGATGGCGCGACGGTTGTGCCCGCAGCGGCGCCAACGACTCCGGCGATGCCAGCAGCGCCAGCAAGGCCTTGTGGCCCGGCTGCTCCTGTTGCACCCGTTGCACCTGTTGCCCCTGTTGCGCCTATAGCCCCCGTCAAACCGATGACGCCCTGAGCGCCTGTCGCACCCGCTGGTCCCGTCGTTCCGGTTGCGCCCGTTAAACCAGTTGCGCCCGTTGGGCCTGCTGCACCCGCTGGCCCTGTCAACCCAACCGGCCCAGCAGAGCCCGCTACACCGGCCGGGCCGGTCGCACCGATGGCACCCGTTGCTCCGGTCGGGCCAATCGAGCCTTGAGGGCCGGCAGATCCTGCAGCGCCAGTGGCACCCGCCGGGCCAGCTGGCCCCGTTGGGCCCGTAGAACCTGTCGCGCCAATGGCACCTGCAGGCCCCGCAGAACCTGCAACGCCAGCCGGCCCGCTCGGACCGACTGGCCCAGCCGGCCCCGTCGCCCCCGCTAATCCAGCAATCCCTTGTGCGCCGGCAGATCCCGCCGCGCCAGCTACCCCTTGCGCGCCAGCTGGGCCCACCGCCCCGGCGGGGCCGGGCGGGCCGATGATTGTCGCGATCGCGCCCGGTGCATCTTGGGTGAAAACCGCTGCGCGCCGCCATTGCAGAACGAGCGCACTCATGACGTCACCGGTTCACGCAAGCGAATGCCGATCTGCTCGGTTATCGCGACGCCGCCCGCCACTTGGAGGAGCGCATCCGCCAAATAATTGCCCGCCTTGAGTGTTGCCGACACCAGCGCGGGGATAAAGAACGTCCACCCCGCCGGAACATCAACAGTCGCCACCCGAGGCGTAATCGTGAAGCTTGCGGCAGCAGGCGTGGCCGCCGGCAACACCGCGCGCGACGCCGGAAGCGGCTTCAAAGCCGCACTGATCGCGCTTACGGTTGCCGGATCACCGCTCAGGGCATCGAGTGCAATGGCAATATCTTCGCCGCGCGTAAAAACATAGGTTTGCATGGGGGTCTCCTGAGTCAAAAACTGCTCCCCTCCCCTGCGGGAGAGGGGAGTCTTGGCATCAGCTCACGCCAAACTTCATCAGCTTGATCGCTTCCGAATTCGAAACCACGCCGCCAATCCGCTTGTGCGCATAAAAGTGCACGAACGGCTTCACAGAATATGGATCGCGCAGGATCGTCGTCTCTTGACGCTCCGCAATCAGATAACCGGCCTTGAAATTGCCGAACGCAATCGAAAAGCTACCCGACGCCACATCGGGCATATCCTCGGCGTCGATCACGGGATAGCCGAGCAGCGTATCGGGCCGCCCGTCCGCAAGGCTGGCCTGCCACAGCAGCGCACCCGTTGAAATCCGGAACTTGCGAATTTTGTTCATCGTTGCTGCATTCATCACAAACACTGCACCCTGACGATACGGCGCACGCAGCGATTGCACCAAATCCATGAGCTTCTCCTCCGGCGTGGTCGCGGGAAACGCTGCGTCAGTACCCGTCGCAAGATATTGCAGCGTGCCAAATGGGCGCACGGCGTCGCTGGTCGCGGCGGATGGTGCGTTGAGGAAGCCGTTTGGCTGATTAATGCCGGTGCCATTCACGAACGCGGCACCTTCCGCCCGCGCAAATTCACGCGAGATTTCGTCGGCAAGCCAGGTCTCGACGTCGAAGAACGCATCATCGAGCATCGCCTGCGACGCGGCGGGGTTGGCATACAGATCACCCATTGGTGGCACGACCTCGTTAAACACCGCGGTATTGGTGTCTGGCCGCGTCGCCAATTCGCTTGCCCAACCTGAATTGGTGTTGTTCAGCGTGACCAGCTTGCGATAGCCCGAAGTGCCCACACGAACCACATTGGCAATCGAACGGATCGGCGAGATCGCCTTCAGGGTGTGATCAATAACGGCGTCAATCTCACGCGGAATGGCATAGCCACCATCACCACCCACTGCCCCATCAAGCGCCTTCAACTGTAAGCCAGCTTGCAGACCCTTGCGCAAATAATCGTTCACAAAGGCTGCCTTTGCTGGGTTTTCATCAGACTTCGCGCCGCTGAGTGCGGGACGAGCCGCCATGAGCGGCACAGGTTTTGCTATCACCTGAGCGGGATGCTCCACCGTGTTAAAGCTCTCTTCAAGCATATCTGCTTTCACTTCATAGTCCATTTTCGTCTCCATTTTGGTTGGTCGGGGGTGTTTGCTCCACCGCATGTACGCGGGCGAGGGGCTGCATCGGGAACGTGACAAGGCTGACCTCAACAAGTTCCAGATCGGTAAGTTGGCGATTGGGGCCATCGACCGCTGAGCGGACACGATATCCGAAAGACAGGCCATCGAGCGCTTTGTCCGTAAGAAGCGTTGCCGCCTCTTTCGCGGTGGGAGATTGATCGGACAGCCGCCCGATGACGCGCAATCCGCGCTCATCTTCGGTCAGGCTCTCGATCACGCCAATCGGTTTGTTCGCATCGTGCTGCCACAGCAAAGGCACGCCTTGCGCTCCCACCGCCACAGCCCTTGCGAACGCGCCCTTCCGGACAATATCGCCGCTCGAATCGGCCCGATCAAACACTGCAGCATAGCCCGCAAAGCGCGTGGCCTTCAATTCCGTCGCCGCACTCATCCGCGCACCAAATCGGTAAGGCCAAAGCGCACCGCAAGCGCGATGAGCAACAAGGCCAGCGCAATCCGCACCACCCACTCCACAAGCGCGCGGCGGGCTGAGCGCTTGGCATCGCGCCATGCCGCCAGAAGTTGTCGCAGCTCATCCATATCTTTGCGCGCATTCGCATCAGCGAGGCCGAGCGCCGCCAAGGCCAGGCTCGCACCAAGTTCGGAAGACTCCTCCACCAACGCGCGCAGCGTAACCAAATCGCC